AGGCTCTGCGTGACGCCGCCACGCCGATCGTGCTGGACCGCATCACCGAGACCACGATCCCCGTCACCATCGGACCGATGCTCTACAAGGGCGTCCCGGTCACCGACGAAGAGTTCACGTTCACGCTGACGGACTTCACCCGTCAGGTGATCGAGCCGATCGTGCAGCCCGTGGGCATCGGCGCCGAGGCGCTGCTGGCCGCGGAGATCAACTCGTTCCCGGCGTCGACGACGATCGTTCCCGCGGCGGACGGCTCCGACATCCACGACGCCATCCTCGAAGCCCGCATGACGCTCGACAAGCGTTACGTCCCCAAGCAGGGGCGCATGCTGATCGTCTCACCTGAGGTCGAGATGATGTTGCTGTCGGACCCGATCAACCGCCTGGTGCGCTACCAGGACTCCGGTTCGACCGAGGTGCTCCGCGAAGCCAACATCGGGCGCCTCTACGGGATGCCGGTGATCGGCTCGACGGAGCTGACGGCCAAGAGCTTCGTGATCATGACCCGTGACGCGTTCACGTTCGTGATGCGAGCCCCTTCCGTGCCGGCCGGTTGCACGTTCGGTCAGTCGGTCAGCTACCAGGGCATGGCGATGCGGTTCATCCGGGACTATGACTCGGCGTTCATGCAGGACCGGGCGATCTGCTCGGTGTTCGCCGGAGCGGAAACCCTCGACGCCCAGCGAGCCATCCGCGTCGTGGCCGCCTGAACCATGCTGCCGCCTCTCGCCACGATCACGGACCTTGAAGCCCGGATCGGTCACCCCATCACCGACCCGGCCGAGCAGGCCCGAGCCAACGCCCTGTTGGCTGACGCGTCGTCACTGGTGCGGTTCGCCGCGAACCAGACGTGGGTGGATGAGAACGGCGATTTGACCGTGGTGCCCGACCTGGCCGTGTCGATCACGTGCCAGGCGGCGCTGCGGGGCTGGTTCAACCCGGCCGGTATCGAGGCCGCCCAGTTGGGGGCCGTGTCGGTGCGTTACGGCGGGGCGTGGCTGAACGCCCAAGAGCGCCAGGATCTGTCGCTCTACAACCGGGGCAAGGGCCTCCAACAGCAACTGTTGAAGCCCGGGTTCGGGTTCGACGGTGGACCGTACGGCTACGCGCCGGTCGACAACAACAACGACGGTGCCACCGTCCCGTACGCCGACTGGTTCCCGATCGGCTATTGACGTGCCCCACGACCATGCGATCCACCAGTTGATCAAGATGCCGTGCACGATCCGCCACTCGGACCCGGGAGCGGCCGACGAGTACGGCGACCACCCGGTCAGCATGGTCACCGAAACCACCGAACGCTGCTACGTGGCCCAGTCGAACCGCGGTGAAGCCGACGAGATCGAACACGAACGCTGGCAGATCTACTTCCTGCCGTACGTGCTCATCGACGCCAACGATTCGGTCGTGGTCGACGGCATGACCTTCGAGGTGCTCGGTAACCCGTGGGCGGTCACCGATCCCGTGACGGGATGGCGCACCCACATCGAAGCGACGGCCGTGAGGCGCATCTAGTGGCCGGCCGTGGGGTTCGTGTCGTCATCGACGAGAAGGCGCTACGGGATTGGCTGTCCACCAGCTCGGGCGCCCAGCTCGGTTTGCAGCGCACGGCGCTCGCCGTTGAGGCGGCCGTCAAAGAAGCCGCCCCTGTCGGCAAGTCGCTGTCGTGGCCGTGGCGCAACCCGATCCGTCACGGCTGGTTCCGGGACTCGCTCCACACCCGACCGTTCCGGGGCGGCTACCGCGTCTTCAGCCGGGACCCGTTCGCTCACATCGTCGAGTTCGGGTCGGTCAACAGCCCCACCTACGCCCCGTTCCGCCGGGTCATCCTCGCCTTCCGGGGCAAAGCGCTGCCCAACAAGGCGGCGACGCCGAGGAGCACCGCGGAGTGATCGTCGTCGACACCGAACGGTTGCTGTCGGCCTGGTTGCGGGACCAACCCGAGATCGTCGCCATCGTCGACGACCGGGTCTACACGGACAACCCGAACCGGGCCACGTTCCCGTTCCTCAAGCTCACCCAGATCGCCGGAGGACCCGTGTTCTCCCGGCCCCTGTACCTCGACGAAGCCCTCATCCAACTCGACGCCTACGGCGGGCCGAAAGTGCTGGCCCGCCAACTCATCGACACGACCCGATCGTTGTTGGCCGAACGGTTCGCTGGTGACCACCCCGGTGTCGGGGTTGTCACGGGCGTCAACTTCGGTGACCTCACCTACCTCCCCGACGACGGCTACGCGCCACCGAAGCCCCGGTTCATCGCGATGACGTCGATTTACACCCACCCCTAAGAGGAGGCCCCCTCATGCCCACTGACGCAGGAGACATCCGGGTAGGCGGCGAAGCGAAGATCTTCCTCGCCCCGCTCGGTACCGCGTTCCCCACCTTCGATGTCGAACCCGCCGACCCGTGGGTTGACCTCGGTTACGTGACGACCGACGGCATCACCCTCACCTACGGCCGTGAGATCACAGAGATCTACGCCCTCCAGTCGATCGACCCGGTGCGGATCATCCAGACGAAGGCCCCCAAGTCGATCAGTTTCGCCATGATGCAGCACGGCCGCGAACAACTGTTCCTGGCGCTCGGGGGCGGCACGTTCACCGATGAGGTCACCCCCGCTGGCGTGGTGCGTTACACGCCACCTCCGGCGAGCTTCATCGACGAGCGGGCCATGCTGTTGGAACTGGTCGACGGCACCGCCAAATACCGCTACGAGTACAAGCGCTGCCAGAACCGTGAGCCCGTGGAGAACAAGCTCGTGCGAGAGGACGCCGCCACCTTCCCCGTCACCATGCAGATCCTGGTGCCGTCCGATTCGTCGGCGCCTTTCGAGATGCTCACCAACGACACGGCGTTCGACGACGCGGTGCTGCTGGGCGCCAACGGCCGGTCCGCCAACGGCAACGGCAACGGCAACGGCGATGCTGTCAAGCGCGAGAGCGACGAGGACGAGTCCGAAGAGGCCGCCCGGGCCCGCCGGGAGAGCGAAGCTCCCGTCGCTACCAGGAAGCGCTGACCGTGCCCTCGTTCGTGCCCCTCGGCCGCTACAAGGTCACGTACCTTGACGGCCGGGTCGAAGAGGTCCGCTCCAACTTCGCTGACATCATGCGCCTCGAAGCCGACCTGCCCAAGGGCGACACGCCCGACGGCACGTCCCTCGCACACGGCGTGTGGCTGTACTTGGGGAGACCCAAGGGCGACTTGATGGCGTGGGCCGGTGACGTGTTCCGCATCGAGCCGCTCAGCGACGAACCGGAGCCGGAGCCGGACCCTACCCCGCCGGCAGCTGGGGACGACTGATCTGCCAGCTGTCGGTGGCGACCCGCACCCCGGTCGCCGATGTGGCGGCCTGTGACCTCACGACCCTGCTGACTCTCGCCGAAGAGATCCGCACCGAGCGCGAGCTTGAGACGTGGACGACCCGCGAAGAGTTGATGGCCATGCTCATCGACCTGTTGCACGTGATGCGGGTCGAAGCGTTGGCCGGCATGGGCGTGAAGTCACCGCCGCGACCCCTACGTGTCCCTCGCCCCGGTGACCGCAGCGAGGACGACATCCCCACGGTCAGCCCCCGCCAATTGGCTGCCTTGACGATGGGAACCTGAGATGCCTTCGAGCGTCGGCACTGTCTTCGTCGATGTCCGCTTCAACACAGGCAACCTCGCCGGTGACCTGCAACGCTCCCTCACGGGCGCTGCGGCCGGTGCTGGTGCCCAAGCCGGCGCTGAGGCCGGCGCCGGCCTGTCGCGGGGCTTGGGGGCGTCGCTCACCTCGCTGGGCACGAGCATGGGCAACTTGGGCCGCCAGGTCTCCCTCGGCCTGTCCCTCCCACTGATCGCTTTCGGGCGGGCGGCATCGAACGCGTTCGCCAGCTTCGACACGGCGATGACGCAAACCTCGGCGCTCGCCGGCGTCAACGCGAAGACCGTCGACGCCTGGCGGGGCGAGGTCATGGACTTGGGCGCCGAGTACGGCGTCATGGCCGCCGATGCCGCCAAGGGCCTGTACTTCATCGCCAGTTCGGGTGTCGAAGCCGCCGACGCCATGGGTGTGTTGGAGGTCGCCACCAAGGGCGAAGCCACCCAGTTGGGCTCGACCGCGCAGGTCGCTGACGTCGTCACCTCGGCGATGAACCAGTACGGCAAGGAGAACATCTCCGCGGCGCAGGCGGCCGACATCCTGACCGCGGCGGTGCGTGAAGGTAAGGGCGAAGCCGACGACATGGCCGGAGCCCTGTCCCGGGTGATCCCGTTGGCCGGGTCGATGGGTGTCAGCTTCGGTGAGGTGGCTGGCGTCATGTCGGCGCTGACGCTGTCGGGCACGTCGTCCGACGAGGCGGCCACACAGATCAACGCCCTGCTGACGTCACTCCAGAAGCTGCCGAAGGACGCCCAGCAGTCCATGAAGGCGTTGACGGGGCTCGACTACGCCACCGTCCAGAACGACCTGAAAACGAAGGGCCTCACCGAAACGCTGCGGGAGATCTACAACGCCTTCGGTGACAACGAGGACGCCATCGCCAAAGTGTTCGGCAACGTCCGGGCGCTGCGGGGCATCACCGGCCTGTTCGGCGAGAAAGAAGAACAAACCCGCCGGGTCGTGGACGCCACCACCCACGCCATGGGGGCGCAGGACAAGGCGCTACAGGACACCCAAGCGTCCGCCGCGTACGCGCTGCGCCAATCCCAAGCCGAGTT